CCTGTTAGAACCTTATTTAGAATCTCGCTCAAAAACTCTTGAATAATCACAGGTGTGTCCGATCGTTTCAGATCCAGGCCCATGGCCTTGACCTTGCCGGGCTTGCCATTCACATCCACACGCTTGTTCTCTTTGTCGATGTACAGCACAGCATAACGCTTCTTGGTGATGAACAGGCCAGTTCTGGCCACAATCTCTCGACCACCACGGATCACAGATCCCATGTCTCTTGGGCAGTGGAATGCCTGCTCCATAAAGCTGGGAAATGAATCATTCACCTGATCTGCTATGGAGTTGTACAATGCGATACAGGTCTCGGCTGACCATTCCATGCGGCCTTCGGCAACTTCCTTCTCCAGCATGGGCCATGCTGAGAAGTAACAAGAGTCTGTGTCACCGTAGATGATACTTTTACCCGAGTGGTCATATTCGCCAGTGATGCATTCGTTCACATGTGCATCCATGTGCTTGGCAATACTGCGACCTACCAGGGTGGTTGATTGACCGATGCGCTTGTCAAAGAATCTGCAGCCGGCATTCAAGATGGCACCATACAAGCTGTTCAAGTTGATCTTTTTGACCAGTTGGCGTTTGTCCCAGTATTCAAATTGCACATCATCCCGGCCTTCGTATTCTCGGGCTTTTTTCTGCATGTCTTTGCGTTCGCTATACCAACGCTTGAGCAAGCCTGGGATCACAGCTTCTTTCTCGTAAGTGAAGATAGTACCGTTGGCACTCAAGATCCAAGGCTGATTTGAATCAAAGATCATCTTCCATATCTCGGCGCCGGAGTGTATGGTCTCTGCACCATCCTGCCAATCTATAGTGATCTCTGTGCCGCGTTGCTGTTCCATCACGGCTGTGTATTCCAGGCTGGCAAACAGGCCCTCCCAAGCAGCAGCAAAGCTGTCTCCTCGAGCCATCTTGTCCCGGATCAGCCTGTCGGTCATTATGGGCCGCAGTTGACCAACAATGGTTTCCTGCCCCATGTTAAGGGCCCTAATAGCACTGGGATAGAGCGAGTTGATGTCGATACTACCGATCCATTCGTGGATGCCTTTTTTGGGATAAGCAACATAGGCACCTGCGGCTTGCGTGTCTTCATCTGTGAGTCTTTCTTTACGGTTGGGAACTACCATACCACGTTCATGAGCTTCTACGATGATGGCCTGCTCAGTCACTGCCACTGCACCCATTGTGGTCTGCAACAGCACGGTATTCTCATGTGCCAGGGTGTTGGCCAGACTCAAGAAACGCAGTTTCTTGTCCAGCTTGCCTATCAACATTGTGTCCTGGCGATTGTAATCAATAAAGGTCTTGAAGTTCTGATTGTAAAGTTGATCTAGTGTGCCTTCGAAAGCAGTCTTGCGACCAATCTCTTCGTATTCACCAATGGCATCTAGTGCATAACTGTGCCGCTCTTCGTAGGTGTATTTGCGATACAGTTGCATATAGTCCATATGCACACGCCCCACCAAGTCAAAGGTCTCGTTCTCCGCACCAAAGCGTTCGAACATGCGCTGTTTGGGAAACTGATTCCACAAGCACATGCGTCTAGTGTCATCTTTGCTCAGTACCCTACAGATGCGATTAACTGTGTAAGGTATGTCGTAGCCTTCCGAGTTCCAGCCAGTGAGGATGTCAGCGTCTTGAATCAAGTCTAGGAATGATTTCAGCATGTCTGCTTCTTGTTCAAACATAAAGCAGTTGGTAAATTCACTGGCGATGTCTTGTGCTGTTTCCATGCTCATGTGCTTGGGGGGCACGGCTAAGGTCACAATCTGATCCAACCAATCCATGTAGATAGATATGGCTGTGACCGGATTGAATGGATCACTCACCGGTGAGAATCCGCGTTCAGGATCAAAGTCTACTTCGATGTCAAAGAATGCCGTGTGCAACTTCGGGCCATCTTGGCCTTTGTAGTTGTCCTCCAAGCAGCGGAAGATGGGATTGATATCGCTCTCATAGATCTTCTTGCTTGAGTGCATGCGAACTTCCTTGCGGAACTCTTTGTTGTTCTTTGAAGAAAATCTTGATACAGGCGTGCCGTAGATTGATTGAAACTTGCCTCGGGGATCGTCGTAGTAGAACACATAGTTGGCGGGATATTCGCGATAGATTCTTTCGCCATCTTTCCTTTCAACCACATGTATGCGATCGTGTGCTCGATCATAAAGTGCGTCAACATAACTCATATATTCCTCCGTTTATGGCCGGTGAGCCGTGATTCATGCCCGTCAAGGTGAGCGAAGCCTGTGTAATATATATGCTTAATCTTTAATGCCAGCAGCATTCTTCCTAATCCTATGCTGTCAATGCTGACCAGTAGTACATAGTTTGCCAACATACCAAAGCTCTTGCGTGTATAACTGGCCCAGGCATACATACAGCAACCCGTGATCCAGATGGGATAAAGAACGATCAATGGTGGGACTGGCACCGTGAGTGCCATGGTGATGGCACAGCCGATTGAAATTGCCCAGGCTGTGATCTCAATGACAAAGCGTGTGGGATGGGTTTTGTAATCGTCCTGTATCCAACCGAAAATATCGCCAAGAAACTTGCTCAAAGAGTCTTGCCCACAGTTTCCAAGATAGTTTCCAACTGCTCGTGATCTTGTTTGGCTCGACCAAATTCAGCCTTGTGTGCCAGTTTGATGGCTTTTTTCAACACAGCAGGTTTGATCTCCAGTTCTTCGGCAATGGCCTTGATGGTATCATTGAGTCCGGCTGTGAGTGTGTCCACTTCGTGCATGACCTGCATGCCTTCGTTGATGATCTGTGTGAGCTTGATCTTCTGTTCGCCGTTGAATGTTTTCATTGTGAACTGTGTAGCACAATCACAATACTTTTCGGCTAACTCAACGGTGATTCACGATCTGGGCCATGAGTGCTCTGCGAGCAGCACGGCTTTCATCAACCTGTTTGGCATCGTTATCAAACTGTTTCTTTGTGGCTTTTACAATGCCGCTGAATCGTCGATCACCGCGTTTGAAATCACCCTCTTGATCGGCTTTTTTTGCATCAGCAGCAGCGGCTGTTTTGTATTGAGCCAATTTCTCGGTGCTGAGTTCGTTGATCTGACTTTGTTTGGCAGCAATCTTGGAAAGGTTGTCGCCGGGTTGTACACGGTAGGTAGACCCATCAGGCATGCTCAGTTTCATTCCGGGTCGGATAAGATTAGGGTTGGAGCCAATGGTGGCCTTGTTGAGAGCATAGATGGTTTTCCAATCCACTTTCTGTTTGGCAGCAGCAGCCGGTGCGTTTTGTTTTGCTGCATATGCACGAGCACGGTCTCTGGTGGCGTTATCAATGTTGGCATTGGCACCTGATCCGTCTGCTGGCTTCACGCTTCTAGTTTGACTATCAAATTTATCTTTGGTCTTAGGACTCTGATCCAATACCGGAGATGCATCCACTGGCACTAAACTGTTGGACGCCCGGTCAAATCTCATTTTAGGTAATCCACTGGCTGCTGGATTTGATCCCCAATCCGCAGCGGACTTGCCAGGATTATTTGCCTTCCAACTGGCTATTGAGTCAGCCTCGCTGGAAGGTATCCATCGAACTTCTTTTTTTGCTGGCGCAGCGGCAGGATCCGTGACAAATCTCCAGATTCTGCCGTCATTGGTTCGGAATTCACCGGCATCCAGCGGGGTGGAATTATCAGCGTTTTGTTGTCCTGCACCCTGGAATGCTGCCATGAATTCTTTGGTAGCTGCGTCATTGGGTTCAACAGGCTTACCCATCCGGAACATGCCAAGTTCAGGTTCGTTCTGTCTTTCGACACCAGTTTCGTCATCGCCCACAAGTCCGTCTCGGAAATCAAAATCTTTTTTGCCCAGGCGACTGATTCCAGCCTCGTCCACTCGTTTCATGTCCGCACGGATCGCAGCCTTGGCCTTGCCGTATTTCTTCATGAAGTCAGCGTCTGCCATTGTTTTGAGATCGTCGGCCAATTCTTTCACACGGCCTTCCTGGACCATGGCTGCTTGAAGTTTCTTCATCAGTGGAGGAAATGGAGACTTCATCTGCGGATCCATACCAATGCTGCCTGTTGTGTCATCCCATTCGCTGGGCGCAGATTTGACTGTTTTCAT